GGCCAGCGGCAATGCCGTCATAAAATTTGGCTTCCTCCTTGATAAGCCTCAAATAGGCCTCTTCCGTATCGACGTACCTGTCCTCGGCTCTCTTTGTTTCTTTCCCCTCAACCTTCGGCTTGACGCCCGGCTTGCCGTACATCAGGGGATGATTCCAAGATGCCCCGCCGGTCATCTTTTCGATCTGTGACGGGGTCATTCCGGCGATTGATGCCGCCGCCTGTTCAGGCGACACATACACATCGCCTAGAGCGTTGAACGCTTCATAGCCCTTCAACCCCTCACCCTTGCGAATTGCATTGAGTATGGCAAAGAACTTGGTCAACGCGGGGATGAGCTTCATGCCTACCGATTCGGCAAACTCGGCGCTTTCTACTTTCAAAAGCCGAAGCTGGCCCGCGAAGGTTTCGGCCTGCGCCTGCGCCTGGGGACCGAGGGTGTCATTCAACTGCTTGAGTACGTCCGTCCCGCGCATTCCCTCTTTAAGAAGCTCCTGCATTTCAGGAACTACTTTTTTAATGGCCCGCTGCTGCCCCCAATATGCCTGAACCACCATTTGCATGGCCGGTTCAAGCTCCATCCCGTAGGCCCGCGCAAGGTTCGTTGCCGTCTCGGTAGCCAGCTGCAAGTCCTGCGTCCCGATTCCCGCCGTGAGCATACGGGATGCCCCGCGCATGATTTCCTCGTCAGCAAAGCCCGTGGCCTGCTGAATCTGTTTTGCCATGCGCTGAATCGCCGCGCTGACGAGGTTAATGTCACCGACCCTCTGCGTCCCGAGTGTCGCCAGGGACGTGTTTAGCTGTGTAATGGCTTGCTCTGCCGCCGACGCTTCCTGCACGGCCTTGTGCAGAAATCCCGTGATGCCAGCGAACGCCGCAGTCCATCCGGCCCCTTTCAGGAGGGTTGAAAAGCCCCGATCCACCTTGCGCTGAAAACCGTCAAGGATCGTCGTGGCCTTCTGTACGTCTCCCTGCAAGCGGGCAACGTCCATGCCGAGTTGAACATATAAGTTTGCAACGGGGTCAACGGCCATCAGAGTCTTTCCTTGAACTGCATGAATCCGGCCTTGATCTTTTCGTTTACCGTGTCCGCGTCCTCGCCCTTCATTCGCTTGTTTTCAATCTCAAAGTAGGCCCGCCATTCGCTTAACTCTACGGAGTCCGTTCGTTCCAAAAGCTCCGCAACCGTCATTTTGAGTTCTCTAGCGAGGGCAAAGTAAAAGAACCTCGACCCCCGCTGCCTCAGTTTTTTGCCAGCAGGTCTACGGAGTCGTTGGCAATGGCGTTGAGCCTTTGCGCTGCAACGTAAATTCTTTCGAGGGCATGGGCTGACTTCTCGCCAAGGGCCTTTATTTCACCGTCGGCAAAGAGCCGCTTGCCGTGCTCATTCACTAGCACCCTGGCGAGAAGCTTTGCCCGCATGTCCTCTCTGTTAAGTTTCACTTCCGTGCCCTTGAGTTCGTAAAGGGATGCCTCGTAGGCGTCCCGTTCACTTCCCGTCATGCACTTGATCCGCACCTTGCCGCCCCACTCGGGAACGTCGATGTCCTCATACTTCGTGTCCTTGGCCGCAAGGATTTCGTCTTTTGTGAGATACATGGTTAAGCCCTCCGCTTTACCCATTAAAGAGCCGTTGCGTAGGTACAGGCCCCGGTGATCTCAAGCGTGATAGAACCCTTCACAACCTGATCGACGGCACCCGTAATCGAGAACCCGCTGACGTAGGCGTCGAAAATGATCTTCGTCTTCGCCACTTCCGTCGTGTTGTCGTTGAGCTGAATGACAGCCTTTTTCATGCTCCGGTTGGCACGGCAGGTCCGAAGGTAGTCCTGGCCCGTGGTGCCCGGCCTGAAGTTGACATCGAAGCTCACCTGTCCCTCGTCCCGAAGGCCGATGAGCTTTTCCTTTGCAGTGGACCCCAAGTGGCTAACGTCGATCACATTGGCCGACCCCGTAGGCCCGTTGAAGCCGACCACTTCCGCGACGGCATGAGACGTAGACGTAGAAGCCGCCGTTGAAGTAGACCAAAAGAAAATTGCGCCCTGAGATTCAATCGCCATGTTCCCATCACCCCCTTACGCGACAGTCGAGTAAGTGACGGCCCCGCTGATCTCGATGGTGATGGATGCCTTGACAACCTGATCCACCGCCCCCGTGACCGAGAAGCCTGAAACGTACCCGTGCCCGTTCAGCATTGTGATGGCCGTGTCCGTCATCTTGATAGCCCAATTCCCCTGCGTCCTGGCGGCGCGACACTCGCGGAGCTTTACCTGCCCCGAGTCCGCTGGCGCGAGGTTGCAGTCAAGAGTGATCTGCCCTTCGTCTCTGAGGCCGATCATCTTTTCCTTGGCCGTCGAGCCCAAGTGCGAAGCGTCAATGACGTTCGCGCTGCCAGTGGGGCCATTGAACCCGACAACCTCACCGATGGAGATAACCGTCGATAAGGAGGTCGTCGTGCTCCAATAGAGCACACAGCCTTGGGTTTCAATCGCCATTAGTTAGTTACCTCCTATGTGTCCTTGTTCCAGACACTCCACTCTTGCGTTAACCGGAAATAGCCGAGTTCCCATTCCAGCGCGTCAAGGTCGTTGACCATGAGCGCCTTAAACGACGTTGCGGAACCCATAACGCTTGCGACGCGGGTACTTAGGTCTTTCGCACCCGCATAGCTTGTCGCCCAACAATCAAACTGTATCGTAGGGTTCTCAAGATTCGAGTACCCATCTAAGGCATTGACCCGATGACCGCTGATCCTCGAATAGACAAGCGCGGGGAGGGCTTCCGAGCCTTGAGGGACGGCCATCGGGTATATGCGCGTTGAGGTAACGGACGTGACTACCGTTGACCCCGAAAGCAGAGAATATATTTTTGACTCAACCGGCATTGTTCTTCCTCATCCTCCATTCGATGAGCCTGCCAAGTTCCTTCTGTATGGCGTCGAGCACGCGGCCTGCGTTCATCACAAGGGCGGGCTCAATAAAGGGGCGGCCCGGAACCTTCGCCCTTCCCCTCGCTGCCCTAGCCCTGGCTTCCCGCACGGTCAGCCCGTAGGCCCGCCTGATATTCTTCGTCCTTCCCGTAGGAACCCACCCCTTCTCGATAAAAAGCCCGTAGAAGCCCGTCTTGAGCCTCGGCTTGACGTTCGTGACGATCTCTGCGCCCTTGGACGGCTTTCCCTTGGCAATGACGATGCTATCGCGCAACTGGCCGATTCGCCGCTTATTGCGTGCCGTCGTCCCGTATGGGTAGCGATAAAATGCCTTGCCAATAGGTGCCCTCTTGCGGGCCTCGTCCCTGACAAGCCTCGCCCCTTTGTTGAGCGCCCGCTGTCCGATAGTGCGCTGAATCTCAAGGGGTAGAAGTTTCAACTTCTCGTCAAGCTCGCGGAGCCCCTTTTGCTCAATCGTCATGTCGATCATGTAGACCGCCTCGATGCCAGTATCCGCAGGTCTGTACGCCTGTCCCCTACGTCAATCACGGAATGGATGTTGTATTCCTTGCCGTCGTAATAAACCAACATGCTCGGGGTTATCCCCGTCGCGTAGCGAATCAGGAATTCCGTATCAATCGGGGATGACACTTGATCGGCTTGCCACATCTCGCGCATGGACAGGGGACGCACCCGCGCCCATGCGTCATTCAAAAACGTGCTCCACGTCGGTATCTGTCCGCCGTATGCGTCTGATGTTGACGTGCTCTTGCGGATGCTTATTTTCCTGTTGAGTTGACCCGCCCTCATATCTTAATCACCGTGTACCCATCCAGAAGCCCGTCCACAAAGGGACGTGGAAGCTCAATCATCGTCTGCATTCCCGGTTCGACGGACAGGCTTTCCCGGTTGTTATAAAGCGCCCCCACGCGGAGCTTGACCCACGCCTTGATCGCATATGGAGTCGTGGCTGTAGAAGCCCCGCTCAACGCATATCCGCACTTGTAGCGGACCCGGACGGCGTTCATCACGTCGTAGGTATCCGGCCAATCGTTGCCGTAGGACGGCACTACCCACGCGGGCTCGGAATCCCCGTCAATGGAATAGGCCGTGGCCGAAAGGGTAGCCGTCGCCCCGCTTGAGTCGATGTAGCTAATACTGAGGTCGGTAGAGTTGGACGACAAGGGAGGCCGTGGGATCTCAATTCCGCCATCGGGGAATTCATCAAGCACCAACTCCCACGTCTGCGGCATGAGCGCCCGCTTCGTCTTGTTCTCAGCTTCGTTCTGCGCCGCCATCAGATAGACTTTGAGCAGGGCATCCTCCGACGTGTCGGACGTG